AACGCCTACAAAGAGACGCGGAGTTATGAACAGGTTGGGCTTAGACATTTCATTGTCACCAGGCGATTTTGCTTACAGTGCGATTCGGTGATGGAGGGCGGTGAGTCTCGGGTGAATGACGCATTCCCTCACGGGGACCACAAGCGGAGTCACACTAACCCCACCCACTGCGCTGAATGCAGCCTCCGCTGGCCGTGCGACATGGTTCTATTGGCTGACGAGCTGCGCGTCGCCAATGGGCGCATCTATGAGCTGGAACACGCCGGAGACTTTAATTAGCCGAGTCCTAGCTAAAGGCTGGGACTCGAAACTTTAGTTAGAAAACGTAGCCACGTCCGTAGGACGTGGCTACGTTTTCGTGTGTAGAGAAACGGTAAACGGAGGGCACATGCAGGGGGTACAGGCCGACCCGATCCAACGCGGGTCGGCCTGTACCAAACGCCTGTATTGCCATCACCCTCGACCCGACAAAGATGTCGAGGATGGTCTCACCATACCCGAGTTTCGGGTTCCGGTGGAGAGTCTTTGTGCCCCTATTTGTATGCTGTTGCGGGGTCACTGTCTGTCGCCGGTTTGTAGCGTACAGCGTTTCTGCCGCGCTTTCCGCTGACGTCGGGGGCGACAGAAATTTCGTTGATAGCGGCCATAGTCTTTATGACACGTTCTACGACGTCGCGTCCGAACCTGCGGGGCACTGCCCGTGAGATTTGGTACACGGTGGGCCACTTTTTTGTGGACCTGTGTAGGCGGGCTATCGATGCGAGGATTGCTTCGGCGCATTCATCAAATTCGCCGGTTCCGAGACTGGAATCCAACATACTGTAAGTCTTCGCAAGGTAAGGCCAGAGGGTTAAAGCTCTTTCGACAATGTCCTTGGTTACAACCGAGGCTTTTTCGTTGATGGCGAATAGTAGTATGGCTTTCTTCATTGTGAGGTCGCAGCGTGCTACGAGCCCACTTGATTCAGCATCCATCTTTAATGGGACGAGAGTCCGGTCGAAGAATTTGGTCCAGACGGCTAATGCTTCATCATCCATCCTTATCGCTCGTTTTTGGGACGTCCAGGTGCGTATCTGAATGAGTAGTCTTGCGGATTCAGATACGTCGATTGACGCACCGCCTATGGCGACCAGTTTTTTGGGTGGCCCCATGGCGAATATCCAGCGGTTAGCGAAACCGGATTCGGCGTCACCTTTTGCGAGCACGTCGCGAACCACTTTGGGCTGGGTTGTGGTGATTGTTGAACAGAAAGGCTTTTCGGCTTTCCGCACACCCCTACCAACGGTGACCTCTTGGATACTGGAGTTGGCGTCGTAGAGTTCGATCATTAACGGCCGCAGGGTGCTGCCTGTTCGGGCGGCACGCCCCATTAGGGATGAAAGCTCGGCGATATTCAGAAGCCCTCTGACGATTGCGTACTGCCCACTGGGGACGTTGGTCATCGGGTCGACTATCGGCTTGGAGAACGACTCTAATAGCCCCTCAGCGGACCCTGGTTGTGCCATCTGGTGTACGCCGGTTGAGTAGGGGTCGACGGCGTCATAGGGGAGTGCTTCAGACAGTAAGCGTCGGAACGGATATGTTGCACGGCTTTTCCCGATACCGGACGGCCCAAATAGGCAGACGAACAGGTTGGCTTTGACGGGCATACGGTCATCGAGCACAACGTCGTGCCCGGTGGCAAGGCCGAGTGCCATGAGGCCGAGCCAGAAATAGTATTCTTCGGGCAGGTCGTCAACGGAGCAGGTTTCCATCCATTCGCGTAGGAACGTACCTTCGGTGACAATATCGGGCCATTCGATCGATGGGGCGATCTCAATTTCGGCGTTGTAGTCGGTCGGGATTTCGATGATGCTTGCGTCGGCGGTCGCTGATGCAAGTTTGTCGGTGTCGGGGACTTGGACGACCTGGAGGTTTGGTGCTGGGGCTTTATCTCCGGCGAAGATGGGTTCGGCGGGTTCGGGGTCCTCGTCGTCTGACTCATCTTCGGTGAGGGGGGTTACAATGTCTGCGGTTCCGATTGCCGGTGTGACGCGGTAACCAAGATCATACGCCATATCGCGACGCAGGTCAGGGAATGACCCGTCAGTTTTATAGCCGGGGACATTGTAGTCGTTGCTGTAGGCGGCGATGTCAAACTTGTCCCCACCCTCAGAACAGGCCCCACAATGCCAAACATCCTTGTCGGTGTTGAGCCATGCGGACGGGTTGTCGTCCTGGTGTCCCGGTATCGGGCACGAGACCATCACACTTTCGGTGCGCGACCCCTCGATGGGTTCCATCTTGCCGCACCAAAGACGGTACGCCTGCACAATGCCGACACTGTCAAGAAGTGTGTCAATGTCGTCATGGACGTAAGCCTTGTCTCCCGTGGAGGGGATTAGATCGTCGTCCCATACAGGGACGGGCTTCTTGAGCTTCGACCCTTGGCTCTCTCGGGCTTTGGCCCTGTACGTGTCAATCAGTTCGGCTCGGGTTGGTTGATTAGACACCCTGAACCGCCATCCCCTTTAGGGTCGGAATGGGGTCAGTAGATTGTAGTACATCGTCGGGGGCGTCGAGGTCAACGAAGAAGCCTTTATGGCCCGTCCGACTGTCTTTTCCTAGTGGGAGCTTCATGAGGTTGCCGTAGCCGCCGTTGGGGCGCTTGGCTTGTTTGGGGAATGTCTCGACGGTTACGTGCTCGAAGGCTGGGGACCGATGTTTGTAGAAATTCTTCCCGTCGGTGGCGTAGAACATTTCATTAAACGAGCCGAGGACGGCGTTGCTCATTTCGATTGCCAGCTCAGCGGGGAGGGGCATTCCAAGGAAAGCGTAAACGTGGAGTCCTTTGTTACCACTGAATGCTACTGCTACGTCGAGGTCAAACATTGTGCGGACTCGCAGGGCGAGTATTTCGGCGAGGGAGCGTAGTTCGAGGGTGAGTCCGGCGACTATTTCCTGGTTGTCTCCGTACCATGCTTCGCGTGGGTTGATTGGGATGGCGGTGCCGTCGTCGAGCCGGTAGTAGATGGGTATGACCATGCCGCTATTGCGATCTTTGGTTGGCTTGTCGAGGTCGAGGTCGAATGCAAAGAGTTTACATTCATCTTCTTCTGAGAGCATGTAGTGACCGAGCGTGGCCTTGCCATCGAGGTGGGATTGCAACAGTTTGCGCCCGAAGGGGACCTCTTTCGGACTCCAGCCTCCGTTGTTCCATTGTTCTGCGTGGACGTCTGGTCTGGCGATAAAACGCTTAGCCAAGAGGTCTATAATCTCGTTCTGTTGATCTTTCATGGAACTCCAATGGGGTGTTACTGGTGGTAGTAGCGTCACCAGGTTGGATAACTGTCGGGTCACCGCGGGAATATCAGGCGGTGGAGTACTGACGTTACTACGTGAGTGGCCCCCTGTGGTTTGACATCCGTTATCTTTTGCAGCATTTCTAAAAGATACTCTGGGAGTATGACTTTCAGCAGGTGGGGTTGTTGTTGATAACGGCCTATTATTCTGGTCATCATGAGTTCCAGAACCCCCACAGAAATCTGGTACGCCAACCCCAACGAGTACATACGTCAATGTGCCGAACTCAATGTGTTGAACATTGCTTGGGATCGCGGCTATCTAGTGAAACATCGCATCGACCCCCGAAAGCTCATTGAGCTGAACTATCCGATTACAAGCGAGTACAGGATGCTTCTAATCGGAGAACAGGGGACGGCTGAAATAAATCGCAACGAAGGCGAAGACCTTCCCGCGGCCGTGTACCCGACTTGGGACTACACGACGAGTAACATTTCCATTCTTGAAAGCCTCATGGAATCAAACGTGGCGGAGAGCCCTGCGGCCCGTGACGATCCGAACGTTTCACCCGAGCTTCGTCCCGTCATACACCAGGAACATAGGGTTGTGGTTATCCGCCCGCCGGACAGCCGCACGGGTTTAGGTATGGCCTTCTATCGGGCACTTCGGGAGATGCAACGCGACTACCCCGACTGTATTGTCCACCTTCATGGCATAAATTCGTTCCGCACAATGTTCGGGACCGAGGTCGCTTCGGTTGATTTCCACCCGCGGGTATCGGCGCAGAAAGGTTCGGTTGTCCTTCCTAATGGGCGGGTTGTGAGCTATAGTGAAGCCGCAAAAACGCCCCAGTGGGTCAACGTTATTGGCTTCTCTCTAGGGGACCTAAAGGAAGCGAACCAGAGATGCCTGTTCAACATCAAGTCGTCCCTTTGGGCGGCCGAGTATTACCTGGAGAACATCAACTTCCGTTCACGCGGGGCGGCAGGCAACTCTCCAGTGAAGTCGACGACGGGATCATCGATGTCGTCGGCCTTGAAGGTTCTTCCGGGCGACAAAGTGGCATGTGATACGTGTTCACTGATAAACAACTGTAAGTACTTCCGAGTAGGAGATGTGTGTTCTATGCCAAGTTCAGATGGCGCCAAACTGGCGGCCTTATTCAAGACCAGAGATGCTGGCAGCATCATTGAGGGGCTCGGCGAGGTTATGGCCCACTCCACGGAACGTCTGGAAATGGGTTTGCGTGTTGAGGAGGAGTTCGGCGAACTCAGCCCCGAGGTAACCAAGATTCTCTCCGGCCTGTTCAGCAATGGTGTGAAGTTAGCCAAGTTGGTCGACCCGACGCTTAGGACGGCGGGAGTGAACGTTAATGTCCTGAATGCCAGCGGGCAGCGAGTCGAATTAACCCAGCAGCAACAGGTGGCTGCGTCGATGTCGGCCCTTGAATCCGCTGGGCATCACCGTAAGGATATTACGGATGTCATGCTGGCGGCCCACATGCTTAGGGGCGAAATTGCTCCCATACCGATCGAGGTGACCAGTGTCCAGTCTGACCCTGTCTGAAGATCTAGCCTGGTTACGAGACAACCCAGACTTCGGGCAACGTCCAGCGACCCTGCTTGAGTTTTTGGGGCCCCAGTATCTCGACATTGAGGAATCAACTCGCGACTCCATCAAGGGGGTGTTGGCTGAGATTATGGGCGACACGGTGAGCGGGACCAACCCCACCCGTTACCCAAAGGCCATCATCTCCGGCGGTATTGGTATTGGTAAAACAACTATCGCTGCGATCGTCCTCCCGTACCTCGTTCACTGGGTTCTGTGCCTGTCGGACCCGCAAAAGTTCTTCGGCCTCATGCCCGGTTCGCGTATTGCGTTCATGCAGATGTCAACGAATGAGAAGCAAGCGCGTGAGGTCATCTTCAGTGACATCAAGGCACGAATCAACCACTCCCCTTGGTTCAAGAACTATCCCACTGACCCGAACTTTAAGAACCAGTTCCGTTGGCCCGAGAAGGACATTTGGATCGTCCCAGGAGACAGCAAGGAAACAACCTTCGAGGGTTACAACATCCTTGGTGGTATTCTTGATGAGGCTGATTCTCATACTGTGACGGAGCACCGCGATTACGCGGCGGCCGGTTATGAGACGATCTCAAACCGTATGACATCCCGTTTCGGTGACAAGGGGTTTATTCTAATTATTGGTCAGATGAAGTCCTCGACCGGCTTCGCCGCTCACATGGTCGAAGAGTTCGCTTCGGACCCAGACGCATATTCTCACGTAATGACTATCTGGGAAAGCCGAGGCATGGATTTTCACGGCTATCAGGACCAGGATGGCAACTTCCCCACATTCCATTACGACGTCGCGCGCAAGCAGGTGATCCCCGCGGCCCTCGCATCAACGGTCGCTGACGGCGACAACGTTATGGAGATACCTTCCCTCTACTTGCCGCAGTTCAAGACCAACCCCTCCAAAGCATTACGCGACCTGGCAGGCATCCCTCCAGCGGTGGGCAATCCGTTCATCAGCCAGACGTTCCGAATTGTAGAATGCGTTCAACGTTGGGTGGATAAGCATGGTTCGGAGTCTCCGGTTGACGTCGACGGCAACATTGCCGACTGGTTCCGGGCACAGGATTCGGTGGAGCGCACCTCGCACATGGACATCGCCTACTCGGCTAACGGCGACGCTCTTGGGTTCTGTATGGGTCATGTCTCTGAGATGGTGGACTGTGGCGACGGTGAAACGAAACCGTTCATCGAAATCGACCTGCTTATGCAAATACGCGGACAGGGTGGGCGTCAGGTGGACTTCTCTGATATTCGTCGGATGATCTATGAACTCCGTGACACCCGCAAATTCAAGCTAAAGACGGTCACGATGGATGGGTTCGAGGGCGTCGATATGCGTCAACAGTTAGAGAAGAAACGCTTCCGCACCGACACTCTTTCAATGGACCTAAAACTGGTTCCGTACCACGATCTACGCGACGCCATCAACGAGCAAAGAATCTCGTTCCCCCCGTATATGGTGCATTCTCGTAAGGATGAGACGGAGGAAGTTGAGATTGCTGTCGTTGAATTGTCTCAATTAGTGGATAATCACAAGAAGATAGACCATCCTAATAAAGGCTCGAAGGATGTCGCAGACGCCATGGCTGGTGTCGTCAACGTACTGATGGGAGATCGCCGGTATCGCCGCAAGGTCGTGCGGGTATCTGACTATCAGCCGAAGACAGTGATGGCCTCGGGTGAAGTTCATCATCCCGCATATCGTGGAACCGGCGACCATTTACGGACACCGCTTCCTCCAGGGGGATCAACTAGGAGTTTGTACTAATGGCCGATTATAAAAAAAGCGCAACATCTCAACTGTTACTCCCCGGTGGAATCGGGTCAGAGTATAAGAAAGCAGCAGCACCCAAGACGGGTCCAAGTTTTGGAGCTTGGGGTGGTCCAGGTGCGGACATAACCAGTTTAACCCTTCCCGGTGGAGGGCTTCTACAGTTCGACCTTTCCAAGCTGACGCTCGGCGATTTTAGGTCAATGCGAAGCCATTACCAAATCAATATATCCCTATCAATCCTCGCCTTCACAATGCACCAGATGGATTGGAACATTGAATGTTCCGACCCTCGCATCAAAAACCATGTGGAAGAGAACTTGCGGGAAATCTGGACACGGCTTATCCGAGGTGTGTCGCAGGCTTACTGGGCCGGGTACTCTCCAATGGCCCTTCAGTACGAGAACGATCTTCAGACCGGATTCATTGACATCGGCAAGGTCAAGGACCTTGTTCCCGAGCAATGCTCCGTGAACTGGAAACAAGTACCGGGCGCTGTTACTGGTAGTAGTACGGCACCGAAACGGTATGTCTATGACGGGATTAAGCAGCAGGGCACAACCGGCCACATCCCCTCAGAGCACTCGCTGTGGTATCCACTCCTTATGGAGAACGGTAATATGTACGGCCGCAAACTGTTGAAGTCTGCGTTCCCTGCATGGTTCTTTTCCCAGCTAATCCACCTGTTCGCTAACCGCTATTTCGAGCGCTTCGGTGAGCCGCTCCCTATTGGTCGTGCGCCGTTTGACGCCGAACTTGATAAGGGTGATGGCACTACGGTCTCGGGCCGCGAGGCGATGGAGGACATCGTTCAGAACATCCGCAACCGCGCTGCCGTAGTGTTGCCATCAGACCGGGCGCCGGGATCGGGAGCCAATGGCGGTTCATCCCAGTACGACTACGAAATCGAATACCTAGAATCACAGATGAGAGGCGTCGATTTTGAGCGCTATATGACTCGTCTTGATGAGGAAATGTCGATCGGCATGTTTATGCCGGTCCTCCTGTTCCGTACCGCCGACGTGGGCAGTTATAACCTTGGGCAAGCGCACGAGCGCATGTTCATGTGGATGATGAATACCTTGGCCGGTGACCTCAAGGAGTATCTCGACCGTTATGTCCTCGACAGGATGGTCGACTTCAACTTCGGACCGAAGGCCCCACGGGCCCGATTCGTTTTCCGTCAGATGGGCAAGGTGCAGGATGAAACTCTCCGGGCCATGATCCAGGCGTCTATCCAGCAGGAACACTTAAAGCCCAACGTTGAAGACTTGGCACAAGTCCTTGGTGTGAAGTTGGATGTGGTCCAGCAATTAACCGAGGACGAACCGACACCGGCCGCCGACCCAGTTGTCGAACCGGACACCGACACCGGCAACACCGAGTCGGATAACAGTCGCAAGCTCGGTTTGGTTGCTGGCAGAATTGAGGGTCGAGTTTCAGGCCAGGTTCGTGCCGCTTTCAAGGCGGGTACAACCGATCGGGTGCAAATCTCGATGGGTCACGAATCACAGTTACGCGACCTGTTGCCAGACGCTTCGTCTGATGACATCAAGAGCATGGTTCACAGAATGTCAGTCTGGTCTACGGAGTCCCTCGCTTCGGGTGTTCACAAGGACACCGACGCATTTATGGAAAACTTCTCATCAGCCTTGGACAGTCAAATAACTGGCCTATAACAAATGGACGATCTGGAGATTCGATGCACCTGTGCAAGCAGGGCCCTGTTAGCTAGATGTGGGTATGATCAGAAGATTGGTCACTTCGTCCACGTAAAGGTCTACAAACAGGGACGAATCTTCGGCGAGATGATCGCAACCGGAGGCGTCACACATCTCAGATGCCGCGAATGCAAGAGATGGCACTTGGTCAGAATAACGACCGGAGGGGTCAACTCTCGCCAACAAAGGCTCCCGACTTCATTGAGGTTGTAATTTTCGATCGGCTCTTTAATGGTAAAGATAAAGGTTGGAGCCGTACTGTCAGCATCAATGCCAACCATGCTCGATAAGACCAGCCTGATCTCATTTGGAGGCGCCCCTAACACGGACGCCGTGTTCACGCGTGGCGATGATGGTACGGCAAGCCTTAGCGGTTTGAGTATATTCCGCTCAGGAACCCACACTGATAGTTTAGGCCGTGAGTCCGAATGGACTGACGCTGACCTTCGCAAGATGGTGTCGAATTTCAACAAGTTCCGCAAAGATGGCACATTCGCAAACATCCCGGTACGTGCAAACCACGACCGCGGTATCGAAAGTGTTATCGGCTATTTCACTGGCGCAAAATTCTCCGACGGTTATTTGATGGCTGACATCGAGTTCACCGAACCAGAAGCCGCCGACAAGTGGGAACGCGGAACATACCGCAGCCGATCTTCCGAGATTGGTACATTCACTGACGGTGAGGCTGAGCATTGGCCTTTCCTGTACGGTGTAGCATTCGTAGACCTTCCGGCCGTTTCCGGCCTCTTCACCAAAGAACTCGACACTGAGGACTCAGATATGACATTCACCCAAGAACAACTCGACGAAGCGGTCTCTGAGGCCGTCGTCGACGCGACCGACACAGCCCACGCTGCTGGTCTGGCTGAGGGCATTGCCTCTCACGCCAAACCCGACATGGACGACAAAGCCCCCGCGACCTTCTCGGTCAACGGTGTTACCGAAGCCAATTATGCTTCGGTCCAGGCCCACATCGACAAGCTCGAAACGTTCGCCACCGAAACTGCTGCCGCAGCTCGCACCGACTTCGTAAACGGTCTCGCCGAGACGGGCGTCATTACGGCCCCGCAGGTTGAAGGACTCACGGCATTCGCCGGAACCCTTTCCACAGACCAGTTCACAGCTTTCACTGCGAGCTACGAGAACGCAGTTCCCCAGTCAATTTTCGACAAGCATGGTGATCTCATCGCCCCGCTGGATGACCCAGACACCGGAGAAGGCCCAAGCGCCCTCGACACCGCCCTGGAAATCGTCGCAATGCACGCTCGTGGCGGCCAACCGGCTTCCATGATCGAGAACACACCAAGTTACGCACTGCTGAAATCAGCAGGCAAACTCCCCGAAGGGATGAAGTAAAATGCCAGGTTTCACCAAAGGTCCCGGTTACGGGACGCCATTCGGCAAGAACGTTTACCTCGGTTCGACCAAGAACTTGCAGTTTGATCACGGAACATTCTCCGCTGACACTCTGCCTCTTGTCACCGTCGACGGAGTCGCCCAGCGAGTCCTGCAACCAGGTATGGCCTTGGCCCGAATCACCGTAGGTTCCGACGCCGGAAAGCTCGGCCCTGTCGAGTCTGCCGGTAGTGGCGCTGACGAAGTCCAGACCATCACCGATAGTGGCACGACCACTGCCGGAACGTACACCATCACGGCTTACGGCGAAGAGACCGGCCTCCTTAACTGGAACGACTCAGTCGCTACCGTTCAGGCTGCAATCGACGCTCTCACCTTCAATGATGACATCACTGTCGGCGGCGGCACCCTTCCGGGTACTCCAATGACGTTGACATTCATCGGCTCCTTTGGTGGCGCAGATGTGCCTCTCGTAACCGTAGATAGCTCGCTCCTTGTGGGTGCTACCTACGTTCCGACGACAACCACACCTGGTGTGGTCGGGGCTACGGATGGCCGTCAAACTGCCGCCAACTACGTTGGTATCTGTGACACCTTCCTCCCAACCCAGTTGCTCGAACGTGACGTAGAAGTTGCATACATCTACCACGGGACGGCAACACAGGCTAAGTGCTTTGAGTTGAACGCCGCAGGCACCGTCATTGCACTGACCGATACAACCGCAGACGCGCTGCGTAGTTCTAAGAACTGCGACATCACGTTCCGAACCGCCAGCACAGAGCTGTAAAGGAATAACATATCATGGCTGATCTCTCCCAGGACCGTCTGGTCCGTAAAGAAGTCGCACTGGGCACGATCCGTGAGATCACGCCCCCAAATGGTCGCATCGGTCTTGACCTTGCGCCCATGTTGGAAGTGCAGTCTGACGACGTCATCTTCCAGTACGTGACCCCAGAGGTCGAAGGCCTTGCGCCTGCTCGTGCTGAAGATTCTGAGGCCGAGATGGCTCAGAAGGACGACGTCAGTGGCACAGGACGTGCATCACTGATCGACTGGTCCATCAAGGACCACTACACGGCATCAGATGTGTCTCGCTACCGCGAGTACCTCGCCCTCGCCGAACTGTCGAACGGCACTCCGTTCCCGTTGACCATTTCTTCGATGACCGAGGACTTTGCTGGCAAGATGGCCCGCGATACTCGGTTGCGTAAGAAAAAGCTCGACAACCGAATCGAATGGCTCATCCTTGAAGGTTTCTTCAAGGGCGAGATCGTTTACAACGATGGCAAGATTCAGTTCAATGTCAACTACGGCCGCCCATCCGGGCAGACCGACGTTGTTCCTGGAAACTTGTGGAGCACTGCTGCCGCTGATCCGATCAACGACGCTTTGACCATGCAAGAGACCATGTTTGACACCCACGGTGTTCGCATGACTCGGGGCTATTGCTCCAGCAAGGTTCTTCGCAACATCCTGAACTCTGAGAAGTTCGCTGCACGATCCGGTATGACTGGTGCAACCGGCGGCAAGCCCGTCGATCCCACATACCTTATCGATGGCTGGGGACCGCAAGCCGCTCAGGCAGTATTCGAGCGTGCCACCGGCATTCAGCTCATTGCTTACGACGGCATTTACCGCACTCGTGCGCTCGGCTCAACCACCACGGTCAACAACCGCTTCTCTGATGAAGACACCATCCTGTACCTCCCCGCACAGGAAGACATCAACGAGTTGGATGACACCGCTATTGGTTTCGCTAAGACGCTGACGAGTCCACACCCAGAGGGTGAATGGGCTTCCGGCTTCTACGAGTGGGAAGAAGCCACCAAAGACCCTTGGGGCCACAACGTTGGTTCCGGTGTCAAGGCTTTCCCAGTCATGCCACACCTTGAGTTCACCTACACCGCGAAGGTCCTGTAATCACGAAAGTCGAGGCCATTTATGGCTGTCGAATACTACGGCGCCGATGCGAACGATCTCCTTCTCGGAGATATGACGCTCGGTTCCGCATTATCTCGTGAGGACTATCTGCGGTTAGCAACCGATGAGGTTGACGCAAAACTCGCATTGTATTGGGTCTTGCCCCTGCCAGCAGTCATTTCGACTGCGGCGGGGCTGATCCTCAGCAATGTGGTTGCTCACGTTGCTACGGCTAGAATCATTCTGTCGCAACCGATGGACAGCAGTGATGACGGTTACAACAGTTACGGGGCTTCCCTGCTTAACCGCGCATTTCGGGACCTGGAGCTTTGGCTCCTATCCGACCCCATCATCTCTGGGGCCGTTCGGATTAACGCCAGCGAGAACAACGTCCCATCAATCTTCAAAAACGAGACGCGTAGCGCCCTTGACGTGTACGACCAGTTTGTTGCTGGTAGCGAACCAGCGGCGTGGTATCCGGGTCAGGTCTAATTTTATGGCAGTCATGACAATGAAGATCGTCATGCTGAATGCCAAGGACGTCAGCAGGATGCTACTCGCCGTCGAGCGGGCGATCGGCCCACCCAAGATGGCAGAGTTCATCATGGGTGATGTGGTTCTCAGGCTTCGAGATCAGGCGACAAAACGATTCGCTGGCGAAGGCGACGCTGCCGCTGGTGGACAATGGCTTCCACTATCCCCGAGCACCGAAGACATCCGTGAATCTCTGGGCTTCCCCCGAGATCATCCAATCAATGAGCGCTTCGGTGAGCTCAAGAACTTCGTTACCGGCAACAAGGGCGAGATTATCGACATCGGTGCCGAGAGCACATCTGTCCTCTGGCCGGGGCAAAGTGGGCGCAAAGCCCTGGAGGACAAATACGCTACAGCGCAAGTTGGTTCCAAAAAGGCTAAGCTACGTGGCAAGACGCCTGCGCGACCTGTTGCAGCGTTTGACGAAGCTGATGCCCAGTACGTCTTGGGTGCCCTCAAAGCACACATTTACGCCGAGATATTGACGAAAGGTTTCTAATGCCCGAAAGCAGTAAACCCTTTCCACTCAACGTCCTTGGGGTTCTTAAACTCCACCTCGCCCAGATCGAAGGGGTCGACACGGCCATCATGCGCCCATTGCGGACTAACGACCCCAACGGGACCATCGGCATCTTCCCCGAATCATATACGCCAACGGGGTTTCAGATTGGCGGCAAGAACGGCCCAGTTGATGACGTATATAACTTCACAATTCAGCATTTAGTGAAGCACACCAACGAGGAAGAGGGCGGCCTTCAGTCGTTCCTTGTAGCCCATCGAATCAAAAATGTTCTGCATAGAACCGGCGCTCTTCGGACCGCCATGCACACTTTATCTTTTTCTGATGGCGGTTTAACGGAAAAGTCAAGGCAAGCGGATGTAACTTCACAACGGTATCTCTCGAACGGGATAAACTCACAATTCACTTATTTGTCGGTCACAGGGATCACTGTGAAAACAGAAACCCTCTGATCTAGGAGCTAGCCAAAATGGCAGACGTAACCGAAAAAGAACTCCAAACGGCCCGAAACAACGTAGCGCGTTTGGAGGCCGACGCCCGTCGAGCCGAACACGAGGATCGCCGTGCCTTGGCCGAGAAGGGCCGCGTTCACGACTTGGCGAAGCTCAAAGCTCGCGAAGCCGACCTAAAGGCCGACGCAGTCGCACGAGGCGGCTCCAGTCCCGCCCCGGCACCCACACCCGCACCCGCGACGTCTAACTCTGGAGGCAGCTCGTCTGCCTCGGGTTCTTCGTCATCCAGTAGTAACGATAACTAGGAGTACCTGAGTCATGCCACAGAGTCAAGACGGACAGGTCGGTTTCATAACCCAACCAACGGTCGACGTTTACAAAGACCCCGGTGCAGCCATCCCTAATGATGGTATCTTCATGCGCCTTCGTAGTGGGTCAATGAATGCCAACCGCGAACTTCTTATCCCCGATCCCGAGATTGGTGGCAACCGTGACGTACCGGATGCCGTTCTTGGGTCAGCTTCCTATTCAGGTGAATTCGAGTTCTACCCCCGCATGGAGTCCATCACGACTCTGCTCGCAGCGGCTTTGGGTGAGGTTGCTAGCGTCACGAACGCTGGAACCGTAGAACGCGATGATGCTAATGTGACTCACACGATCACTCCCGTTGACGGTGCCGCCCTACCTTGGCTCTCCGTTGAAGAGGGTTTGGCTTCGTCCTACGAGTCGTTCGGTTACACGAACGTCAAGGTCAACACCTTCCACCTCGAATCTGACGCCGACGGCTACCTCACGGGTAGTGTTGGCCTGGTAGCAACAACTCAGCTTGCTGGCATCACCCGCACGGTGGCCCCATCCTGGGACATCACCCCACTCATGGTGGGCTCGCAGGTAGTCATTACAGTGGACGGCAACTCATACTCCCTTCGCTCGTTCAGCATCGACATCAGCAACAACCTCGAAGACGACGTATTCGTTCTCGGAAGTATCACCCTTAGCGGCATCGAAGAAAAGCGCCGTGAAATTACAATGGGAATGAGCCTCCGACCAACAGATTCAACCCTGTGGCGTCAAGCCGTTTACGGCACCGAAGTAGCTACCGGACCTATCGCCGGGGCCGCTACCAAAGAGGCAGTGGCCATTACGATCACGAGCTTCGAGAACATCTACAACACGGCCGTGCCATACACCATGGTAATCAACATCCCGCAGGCAATCCTGAAGCCATTCGAGAACTCAGCTTCGGGTGATGATGTCATCGAAAACGACATCGAGATTCAGGCAGTGCGCCCAGCCGCAGGCGTTGACATCATGAACGTCGCCATCACGAACGGTCTTCTGACTGTTCGATAGCCAAGAGACGCCCCTGGGTCGACAGGCTCGGGGGGCCTGTTGGCTCAGGTGCTACACAGATTTCTAACAAAACCAAACGAGCACATGGAGGCTCAAAATTATGGCAGACGAAAGCACACTCACCGCAGAAGATCGCCGCAACGCTAGTATTGAAGCCAATATGGTGGCGGCAGGTCAAACTGTTGAGGAACACATCCAGACCGACTACTTCGGCTTTGGCGAAGACAACGTCTTCACTTTCCCTGATGGCGTTTCGACCATCACTCATTCGACCATGAATGAGGGCAAGCGTCGACAGTACATGAATAAGGCCAATAACGGCGTCACCGTAAAGAAAACGACCGGCGACGCACACATCGACACCAAGCCTGGTGACGATCGTATGTTCCTCATCAAGGCAGCCGTGACTGGCTGGAACTTGAGGAGTGACGGCCAAGAGGTGCGATTCTCGGGCAGTGCGCTCGATCGCTTCCTCGATTCGGCCAACCCCAAGATCGTTGACTCCCTCGAATCTGCTATCAGAAAAGCTAACCCCTGGCTTCTCGACGAACTTTCCGTTGAAGACATCGACAAGGAGATCGAGGACCTTATGTCCCTCCGTGACGAGGTCGAGGCGCGTGAGTCGGGAAAAGGCGATTCTGTGACCAGTTAAGTGCTTGGAAATCCGATCGCTCGATCGATCACCCGTGTGAGTCCATTAGACTCTACGCATGGGCGGCCAACACCGAGTGGACGGCTCTCCCGGTAGCAGGTGGAATTTATGATCAGCACCCCGATCTGGTCGATCAGTTTGCAGAAATATCAAGAACGCTAAACGAGAAGACCAGCGAACAACAGCAGAAGGATGCGAATAAAGCTAAGACTGCATCAAGAAGGTAACGGGGTGATGTTTCAATGAATGCAAGATTACGAATAGTCATTGAAGCCCGTGCTAAACGTGCCGCCGTCGAGGTGGCGAAGGTTGACGCTGCCATCAAATCTGCTGGGGCCAGCGCACGCAAATTCAACCTGTCGAACATGACTGCCGGTCTAGGCAGAATGCGAACTGGTCTTAGTAAGGTCGGGGCTGCTCTCAGTAGAACATTCGGCAAGGCTGCTGCTGCTAATCTGGTTAAGTTTGGCAAGAATTTACAGTGGACGGGTAGACAGCTTGAATTTCGCATAACGCTGCCTCTCCTTCTTGCTGCTGGGGCGGCAACGAAGTTTGCCCTGGCGAACGAGACTGCTCTCACGCGGCTCCGTAAGGTTTACGGAACAGTAAAGACCCCTATAGCACAGGTAACCGAAGAAGTTGACGCTTTGCGTGAAGCGATGCGCGCCCTGTCTGACGTGTTTGGTGTCCAACAGTCCGAGGTCACTAGGATTGGTGCCGTTTGGGCGCAGGCTGGCGCATCAGGCGCAGGCTTGGCGGAAGCCACCCGGCTGACACTTGAAACAATGATCCTCGGCAGCATGGAAGCGGACGCTACCGTTAAAGCGTTGATTACCACGATGCAGGCGTACAGCTTTTCGGTGGAAGAGATGACTGGGGCCATTGCGGTCCTGAACGTCGTCGAGAACGAATCGGCCGCCTCTTTAACGGGCTTGGTTAAGGTTATTAGTATTGCTGGCGCTACCGCCAGAACATCAGGTGTTTCGATCCGCGAACTCGCTGCCATGACGGCAGCCCTCGTGCCCGCTTTCGGTACCGCCCAAGAGGTCGGTACTGCCCTGCGTTCAATCATTTTCCGAATGATGGCCCCGACCGTTCAGGCAACGGAAGCATTCAAGCGTTTAGGCATTGCCACAGAGGAAGCAGGGTGGCAGAACGCCACATTCACTGAGAGGCTTCATCAGCTCGCTGGCAGCTACGAGGGGTTGGATCAGGTACAACGTCTCGCGGCGGCCCGAGACATCGCCCAGTTGCGTCAGGGTGGCCGTCTGGTGGGACTGCTCGATGACCTAATTTCCGAGAACAGCAAATATGCGAACGCCCTAAACGCTACCGCCGATGCGGAAGCCAACGTCGCGAGGATGAACCGAGAACTCGGCATCGTTCTGTCCTCCCAGCCGCAGGCCATGAAGATTGTTAGCACACAGTTACAGAATCTCATGGCTGAAGCAATCATGCCACTACTGCCAGCAATCATCGCCGTCTTCCGAGAAGTGGTCAATGGGGTTCGCTGGTTTACAGAACTTAGTCCGAGGGTTCAGGAAGTGGTCCTTGCTGTAGCGCTCTTCTTGGGCATACTCGGGCCTCTTGTCGCAATACTCGGTACCCTATTCATTCTTATAGGTATCATTCTTAAGCCGTTATTCTTTTTCGGCAACGCATTACTTTTCACAGCCAAGTCTATGGGCTGGTTGATCCTGAAGACCAAATTGCTGATTCTATGGACGCGTAGGCAAACGGTCGCCACACTGATGGCTAGATTGGCAACGTTGGGTTGGGTGGCTGTTGTCCTCATAGTTCTCACCGCCCTCGCCATGTTGGCCTATATGTATCGGAACGAAATCCCCGGTGCATTGGCCGCCATGTGGGATGTTACAAAAACGGTTTATACAGCCATGGTATCGGCCACCATCGCAACAGTGAAGGGGATAATCACGGCAATCTACGCCGTGCCGGAGGCTTTCGCTATAGCGATGAACGCAGTCGTGGAGGTTGTGTCCAAGGCTGCCATGGCCGTTTATGAATGGCTCCAATGGATGAACCCATTTGCCACCCACTCCCCATCCCTGGTCAGCCAGGTCAAGGACGGCGTTGCCATCATCGCAGCAGAGTACGCAAGCCTCGGCAAAGTAGGAAACGTCTTCCGACGCGCTGCACAAGATTTCCGCACCTTCCTATCGGCAACCGAACGGGCTCGGGCCGCCCTACGTATGGACAAGATCGGCGAATCCCGTATCGCCGTAGAAAAGTTTGACCCGAGCCTCCTGCCTTCATTCGACATGGCAACAGCCGAGCTACAGAAGTTGCAGAACGCCCTCGCCCTCGTGGGCGTTCAGATGTCAAACCAGCAGTCTATTGTTGACCTGTGGGGTCAGGCTTTAGAGGACGCCGAACGCAAACTTGCCCCATTCGCAGCCGAACTGGAACGACTCGAAGGCGTCGCCGATGCCGTCAGCAATGCCTTGAGGGATGCCAAGAGTGACCTACGGGCGTTGCTGGACACCCCCCTCACGGGAATGAAGGACGCTAACGCTGAAATCTTTGCCAACACCCAGGCCCAGAAGTTGTTACGTCTTGAACTTCTCCGGCTTGGTGATACTGGTTCGACAATCGACGACATAGCGGGTCGCATCAGCGGCCTGCAATCAGAAATCGATTCACTCACCGGCGAGCGCACAAACCTCCGCAACGCCGGGGCCGGTTCAGACATTCTCGGATTCTACGACGCCCAAATAACGGCATTAGAATCTGCCAAGAGTTCGCTCGGATCGGGCGGCGGCGGCGGTGGCGGTGTCATCAACGGCATGGAACAACAGCTTGCCCTGCTTGAAACTCAAGGCCAAATACTTCGCCTTGAGTTCGAGACGGTATTTGACCCGATGAAAGAGGCCCTCGACGCTGTCGCAGATACGACCGAAGAGTTGTCATTCGACCAACTGTTCGCAGACATTTCTGCACAGGTAGCTTTGGTCACCGATTTAGAGCAACAACAACTCTCAGCGAACCTTGCGGTCGAAGCTCAGCAGGCAATTGTCGCTCAGCTCAGCGCCGAAAGGGACCTCATTCTTACCAAGTACGATATGGAACTGGACAAACTGTCCCAGATCAAAGATACTTACAGTGGTATCAAGGATGAGATTGACGAGATTAACAACGCCATAGACTTCTGGGCCACCGTCACCAGTACCCCTGGCAGTGGTGGCGGCGGTGCCGACGAATTGAGCGGAGACTTCGAAGTCCCCGGCGGCACGGGCGGACTGCTTCCCACAAACGGCGGCGTAAACGAAATTAACGCCTTGACCGAAGAATGGTTGGCAGAAGCCGAAAAAGGTTTCGACACAATCAAACTACAGGACGAACTCAAAAAGCTGACCGACTCACTCTCAACGAGCTTCCCAGTCGAATCTCTGGAGAACATCGCTGGCGTGTTCGATGACCTCAAGGACAAGATGGCATCGTTCGGCGACTTCCTTGACAATAAAGTTAAACCCGTCATCGATGCCATAGGTAGATCATTCTGGATATGGGGCCCAATCCTCGCCTACCTGCTTGGCGGTATATTTGTATTCTTGATAGCGGCCCTCGCAGTTATTGCTATCAAGTGGGGTCCCCTCATTATTGACACCATTGTTAAATGGTCGAAAGCGGTAGCAGGGTTCTTCGTCGACATGGCAAAAGCGGTGGCGGCCGCTGCTGTAGCGGTCTGGAATTGGACTGTAAACATGGCTAAGCTGATCGGCTCCGCTATAGCGGGCTTCGTGATGAGCTACATAGTTAAGCCACTCGTATGGGTCGCCAAATGGATTGCCAAGTGGGCCTCCAAAATAGGTAAAGCTGTCTGGGAATTCTTGGTCCCGATATTCAAGGAGGTGTGGGGGATCATCACCGAAGGCGGTGCATTCTTCGTGGCCCTTTGGAATATAATCAAGCCCATCCTTGACATTCTGGTTACCACCTTTGTGTTCTGGGGTAACGTTGCTTGGTCGGCAATACAAAAGATCGGCGAAGCGTTCTCTAACCTGTGGAGGTTGATCCAACCGCTTCTCCACATCATAGGAGGATTACTCCTAGTAGCCTTCGACGCCTTGAAGCGAGTCGCTTTAACCGTTTGGGAGGGCTGGGGGGATGCCATAGGCGTAGCCATGGGCCTTCTTGGTGGCGTTTGGGACATCATCCAGGGCGGGATCGACTTTATCATAACAGTATTCTGGGTTCTGTGGGATGTCGTCAAGGATGTATTCGAGTCAATCCGCGACATCATTGCTGGAGCATTACGCATCATCAAGGGCGTCATCCAGGTTGCCACCGGCATCATCTCCGGCGACTGGGGCAAGATGTGGGATGGCATGAAGAGCATCCTGTCCGGCGCTTGGTCCGTCATAAAAGGTCTTGTCGACATCGGATGGGCCCTATTCAAGGGAGCATTCAAGATAGGCATTGCCGCCATAACCCTATTATGGAAGACTGCGTGGACGGTTCTCAAAAATTTGCTATCCGTAGGGTGGGGCCTAATCAAGATCGCATTCGACACGGCGTGGACACTTCTCAAATCTGTCATGGTTACAGCAAAGAATTGGATCGTCGACATCTTCGGTGCTATATGGGGTACTGTCAAAACTAAGTTCAGTGAGAGTCTCAGTGATCTCGGCAGCAAATTCTTTGGATATTGGATGACGCTCAGGGGTTACATGAAGACCGCTAAGGATTGGGTCAGGGACACGTTCGTTGGCGCATTCGAGACCGCCAAGGAAAAGATCGTTGGTGCTTTCACCGGAATCAAGGATGGCATAAAAACCGCCATGTCGGGCCTAGAGGGAATCCTGCGAAACCAACTCCGTGGCGCCATTAGAATAATGAACTTCTTGATCGGTGGTTTCAACACTGTAACCGGGGTAGTTGGAATCCCGGCGATCCCCGAAATCCCCCAAATCTCTGGTCAATCGGGGCCGCCGAGGCACGCCAAGGGCGCCATCATGGGCGCATCTGAGGTTGGGTCAGGGTTTATTACTGACGGGGCGCGGGCAATCGTGGGTGAAGGTTCATCTATTCATGACGAATACGTGATCCCGACCGACCCACGCTACCGCTCTCGTGCCCGCGACCTTTATGCGTCGCTCGGCAACGACCTGTATGCCGCAGGCGGCGTCGTCAATGGCGGCAACACGACAGTCCCTAAGCTCGGCATCGGCGGTTTCATCGGAGATACGTTTAGCGGCATAGGCGACCTGGGACTCGATCTCCTTGGCGGCATCGTCAGCGGCATCGTCAAGGGCCTCCTGGCCCTACCCAAGAAGTTGTTTGACATAGCTGTCGGACAAATGCCAGACAGCCCGAAGACAGCCG